CGCAGGCTTTGTCTATGACAGCATAAGGGATAATATCTAACATCCAATGGGTAGTATGAACACTCTTATCTAGGAGACTGGGGTAAGTCAAGTAGCCAACTTCTAAAGAAGGGGTTAGAGCAGACAGGGTGTAGGTCATGGAGGTTCCAGCTAGATAATATCTATCAGTCTGTATAACTCCAGAGGGGGTGAATACCTTATCCTCGCCGATTGGAAGAAGGTAGTATCTAACTCCTGTAGGCTTAACATACTTGAACTTCCTAAAGTTCAGCAAGGGGGTGAGAGAGATAGTATCTCCATATAGTGTAGGGGATACAGCTAGGGTAGCTTCTACTAAGTCCGCAGGAAAGTCCCCTTTTATGGAGAAGTAGCTTATAGCCTTGTTTATAGCCAAGGAAGCTGCGGCTTCTTTATCGGGGCGCGCTGTGATTCTAAGAACTTCTGTTAATACCTCAGGGAATATCATAGGGTACTTTCTAGTTTACTCTATCGCAGAGTAAACTTCAATGAAATAGGTGGGCATTAGTCTAACCAAAGGAAAGGGAGGAGCAGCCCCACTAATGCCCGAACTCCTGTGTTACTTAGGCAATACCAGAGGTCAGCCCTTCAATCATGCCGCAAGAATAGGGGTTAACCAATTCTACAGCAAGTTCAGACAGAAGGGAACCGCCGATACCATCATTACCAACTTCGAGTACGTATTCTTCAGCTTGAGTATCTCGACCGTCCATATAGGCTAACTTCAGCGCAGGCATATCCATGATAAGCGCAGTGCCTGCTACTCCTAGACCATTCAGAAGGGGATGGTTCATAATCTTCAGCTCGCCTTGATGGAAGCGGAAAGTAGTGAAGTTCATACCGAAGCTGTTAGCGTCTTGAGAAATGAATACTTGCCCAGAAGCTCGCCCAATATCATTGATAACCTGAATAGCTTGGTTGTCGCCGAAGATTACGCGAGTACGAGAGTTAGACATGTCCGAGGAGAAAGCAAAGGCGGGCATAAGCATAGATACAAACTGCTTATAGGTAGTAGTAGCACCTGCTGTCTGGAGGTTAGAAGGAGAATACTGCGCCATAGCATCCATGATACCTTGAGTAGAGTGCACAGGAGAAGCTCCTGTAGTCGTCATACTTGCCTGTCCCCAGATGATAGCAGATTCAATATCTGTGGAGTGGAAGGTTGCGCAGTCTGTACGAGATTCAGCTACATTAGAGTAGCCTTTCTCTGCCAAGGAAGCCCGTGCAGTACCCGTCAGTCCCCAAGCATTACGGAAGATTTGGGTAAAGTTGGCTACGTAGGTAACAGACAATTGCCTAGCTACTGGGCGGGAGCTTCCTTCTGCAAAGGAGGTACCAACCTGAATTAAGCCGTCTGCAATGTTCATAGCCGCTGCTGCTACTCGACCATAAGCACGCTGTACTGTCACTGTAGTAGTACCAGCAGGAATAGCTGTTACCAGTACATTCTCACGAGTACGCAGATTGTGCAAGACCATATTAACAGTCATGCCTACATTGCTACCTACTGTAATAGTAGTTGCCACGTTAGTAGCAGCAGCAGTAGCTGTAGTAGCAATGAAAGCCATTGTCTTGGACAGATAGCCATGGGTAGAAGATACAGCTTTAGACTTTCCAGACTGCGAGGAAAGAGCAAAGAGGGGCGCAGTACCATTAGGGAAGCGTCGCAGCAGGGTAGCTGCAAACGACCGCATGTTTAATTCTGCGGGATTCTGCGAGGTGTTGAAGATGCCATTAAGTAAAGCCATGATATTTCCTTAAAATAGAAGAAGGGAGGGATTAGTTACTCAAATACTTCGCCCAATCCATCTCCATATTAGTCCCTTCTGCTGCTACAGGGGATTTAGATAGGGCTTGGGATAAGTCGGCGATGTATTTTTGCGCGGCTTCTGCTACATCCTTAGGAGAGGCGTCAGGATTAGCAGCTGCGTATTGGGATGCTACTCTATTTAGTTCCTGTCGAACAACAGGGTGACTGTAATTAGGGGCAGTAGAAAGAGCATCAGAAGTAAGTTGCTGCTTTACTCCTTTATCTACTCTACTGGATTCATAGGCTGAGCGTTGTCCGAGGTGGGCTTCCGTCAAGGCTGTTGCATGTTCTAAAGAAGCACTGTAAGCAGTGCGCCCTGCGGCTTGGATTACAGCTATAAGAGCCTTAGAATCTCCAGCGAGGGCTTGCTCCATTAGTGCAGGGTCTACTTTAGCTGTAAAGTCCATACCCTGCGAGACGTCAGATAGTACCTTAGGGTCTAGTTTGAAGCTAGGAGCTTGGACTTCCCCTGTGGTAGCAGCAGTATCGAACATCTTACGGTATACGTCCAGAGGGTTTTCTGGAGTTACTTCCTTTGCAATAGGAGCAGAATGGTCTGATAAGCCTGTGCTAGTCTGCTCCGGTTGGGCTGCTTGGGTAGATTGTGTGGGTGTGGTAGAAGTGACGGGTTTGAAAAAGTCCATAATTGCCATGATATTACTCCTTAGTTGTGGGTACTGCAGTTAAAAGGGTATAGATTACTTGTAGGGTAGCCTGGGTTACTGCATGTGCTACTACTAGAGAATCCTTGTCTATCTTATGCACAGAAGCAGAAAGCAGGTCTTTCGCAGCTTCAGACGCTAAGCCTTGCAAATACTTCCTAAAGGCAGGGGTTTCTAGAATTTTAATCACTATATCCTCCTCGGTCTTACTTAGTTGGATAGGGGGGAAGACTATATCAAGTGCCATTTTATGCTCCTATAGGTGGGATTGCGGGTTGACTTACTGGTTGACTTACTGGCTGTGGTAGGGGACTGTATTCTTCTAATCCTCTTACCCCCATTAGCTGCATAAGGTGCGCAAACATAGCTGGAAGGCTTGTCCCATAGGCTTGCTGTAGGATAGGAGATTGAGAAAGCATCTGAATACCTTGGGCAATGGCATCTGTACTAGCTAATTTGCTCTTAGGAGAATAGCCATCCGCCAATCTAAAGGACAGGACAGTTCTGCGCAGTTCTGCAATGTCTACTCTAACCTCCTTACCTGTTCTTTGGGATACTAGAATAGCATCATCTCCGTACTGTAGGATATTCAGTTTAAGGAGTTCTCGCAGAGGATAGAATACTTGGTACTCTAAGCTAAGGGCAGGAAGACGAAGACGACCTTCAGAGCCTCCCATAGTATCTACCCACTCTTTTACTGACTTGTTGCCTCGCTGGAACTGCCCTTGCTGTGGAGCATTGAGCCCTGACATCTCCTTGCCGAATCCTACCATCTGCATACCAGCTTGTAAGGCATTATCCATTCCATGACTGTCGAAAGGGATTTGATGATAAGCCTCTTTGAGGTTGAACTGCCCATCTAAAGACTTCACTTTGACTGGAATCTTAGCCGATGGAACGGGGGAATTCGCGTCACTGGGAGATATAAGGAGGGGATTATATAAAGCCCTGTCTGCTACAGCTCGTCGTGCAGCGTTCAGGTATATATCGAACAGAGTAGTAGCAGACTGCTGGAAAGGGATACTGGCTTCTGCAATAGACTGGGTTTGGTAGCCTAAGCCATCTTCGAGCGGTTGCCCAAAGAGCACAGGGAGTAGGTCATAGGCAGAAATGATTCTCTTAGCCTGCACCACTACTGTACTATTAACTATGACAAACTTCCATATCTGCACAGTCCTAGGAGAGGGCACGGACATGCCAAAATCTGCAGGGACTATCCGAGCGTATAGAGTAAAGACCTCATAGTTATTAGTTGCTGTACTTAGGTCTGCTGTATTCTCCGAAGCTCTTCCTGTTAGGTAAGTATCCCAGTTCATCCCAGAGATAGGCTTCCTAGAGGAGACATAGTCTGATACTTGTGGGTGCATACGGTAATAGCCTAACTGTTCGGCTGTAGCATAGGGGTTGGTGGCAGTAGCCTCCTTGACATTGAAGCCTTCTTTATTATCAGATAGACGCTGCAGCTTCCTCTTGAGTTTAGTGCGTGTTAGAATCTCTAAGTGTCCTGCATAGTCGCCTTTAGCTGATACGTCCCCAGGAGTGACATTGAAGTCCCATACAGTATTATAGGGGTCCCAGCGTTCTATCTTAGAGAAGAAGTTAGCCTTCTTAGAAGTCCGTGTAGTGCCAGGATTTAGTAGCTCATCTGCCGGAGAGTATTGGTCAATAGAAGTCCAGTCACACTCAATAGCAGAGAAGTTGTACTTTACACCGTCTCGTAAGAATAGCAGGAGCTGCCTAGCATATCCTCCTAAAGTCGCATGGTCATCAATTAGGACTTCTAATTGTTCTGCTTGCCGTACAGTCGAAGGATTAGAGACTACAGGAAAGAGAGGAGAGCCAGACAGAAAGACTTCTGCTAGGTAAGCCACCATAGAATCTACCTGTGAAATCACTACAGGAGGGGACGAGGCAGATACATTCATAACTCCTGCAGGTACCACAGAGTCTACACCAGGTACTACAGGAATGCCTGATAGGTCTGTCTTAGTAGATGCCTTGTACCTAGCATAAGCTATGTCAATAGCGTCCATCTTGTTAAGATAGGAAGCGAAGCTGGCATGTTCAGATAGAACCCGTGCCGAATAGTCAAGAATAGCTTGCTGGGTCTTAGCAGAAGGAATTACAAGGGATGTGGTAGGAAGTGCCATTATGTTACTCCTTAGAATCTTCTGTAGGGTCTTCTGGTGAATTCTCGTGTGCTACAAGGTCTTCAGCTGTCTGTGGAAAGATAGAGTCTATCAGCTTAGCTAGAGCCGCGTCTTTTTTAGAGGAAGCGAATCTCCGTAATATCAGTTCTATTTCAGAGGATTCCATAGGTTGAGGCGTCATTATAAATCCTTTCAGAATGGTGCATTATTAGGAACTACTCTAGCCTCTCCTTGCAGTACCTGTCCCATATCAAGGGGGGATACTAGGAGATGCCAATACTCATTTCGTACATCTAAACCATAAGATACAGCATCTAAGAGGTCGTCCCTATTATTAGGCTTACCTATTTTGTATAGAGAGGCTTGCCAGATGAAGGCGCTTCTAGTGCTGGGGTCGAGGAGGTAGTAGCTTCCATTGTATAGCTCTGCAATGAACAGTCTTATTCGTAGCTCTTTACTTCTTCCTTTAGGCTTTAGTGGGACTACTGTTATTCCTTCGATTCCATACTCTCTCAAGTAATGGCTCATCCAGAAGGATAGAGTCTGCTGATAGCCTACATCCTCGATTCCTATTAGAGAGACCCCCCATTTCATTGCTAGGGATAAGGTTTTCCTTATAATCTCTTGAGGGTCTAGAATTCCCTTGACTGTCTCTACTACATAGCCCTTGTTCTCATGCTTAATATGAACTGCTATTACATTATCATCTGAGGTGCTCTTGAAGCCTGCGGGGTCTATTGTTATGAAAGCAGCGTCAGGGACAAGGACTTCTGATACTGGACAGAGAGGTAAAGAAGAAGGAAGGAGTGAAGTTCCTCCAGACTGTGGGTCATTCATTACTTCAGAGAACCAGACATTAGCTAGTCCTAGTTGCTCATCATGCTCATAAGACTCCATCAATTCTGAAAGAGAGAATAATTCCGGCCATAGGGGTTGCCCATTAGATAGAATAGCTCCAGTGATAAGGCTTATCCAGTGAGGATTCTGCTTCAGTCTGTTCAGGATACAGCCTTCTGAATACATGTTCCCTACATAGATAATGAGTCTATCCCCTACAGGAGAGATAGCCTTAAAAATAGAGCCTACCAGTTCTTCTAGTAGGTCTTGGCGCTCCGTAGGGGACTGGTCATTCTTTCTAGTTTGAGCATCATCACAGAAGATTAGGTCAGGACGCTGGAAGCGTAGATTAAGTCCTCGGATACCAGCAGACCATCCTCTAGCTACCATGACTACAGACCTGCCGTGGTACTGGGCTTTCTTAGTATCTGCGGAGTCTATTGCCAATCCTGCTGCCCAATCCCCATAGATACTTACCATATTATCAGAGCAGAGAATATCATGAATGTCTGCCATCAAGGCTTCTGCTAGAGCTGCATTGGAGCATACAATTAGGGCAAAGGATACTTTATCGTAGACTATCATCCAACAGATTAGTATCTTAATGAAGGTAGTCTTTGCGTGTCCGCGCGGAAGTCCTAAGGCAAAGCGTAAGAGTGCTCCTACTTTATCCTCTTCCCTAGTTGTGAGCATCTGCCAGATAGCTACATAGAATAGTGGAAGGGAATAGACTGACACAGTCGGCAAGGCGAGGGCTGCGAAGAAGTTAATATCCGTCATCCCTCTATTATAAGCATCTATTATGCTTAACTGAAGCTCCTCAGTCTCTGCCATAACTTATAAAGTCTTGTTAGACTTAGCAGATAGTAAGGCTGAGAGCGCACTCTTCTGTTTCTGTATTGCTTGGGCTTGGCTCATGATTGAGTCTCCTTATTTCTTTCATAGAATTAAATAGATTACCTACTGCTGAAGCTGGCATAGGAGCTATAGGCATGTCCCCTACTGAAACTATCTCGCCCTGTGTAGTCCTTCCTAGGTAGATATTAGCTATCATTTGCGTAGGAAGAGTGAGGGAAGCGGCGAGGGGCTGCTGTGTTGCTGCTACTGGAGATACTCGTGCCTTCATATTCTCTTGCCTTTCAGCTACTACTCGAAGCGCCGAGGTTATATCTTTTAGCTCCGCTGTTTCTGATAGAGCTGTTACTCTAGCAATCAGCGAGTGTTCAGCTGCTGTATATTTAGCTGAAAGATTGAGTTCTTCTATGTCGCCCTTAGCTACCTCTTCAGTCTTATCTAATAGTACAAGCTGAAATTCTGGCGTTGCCGCGATTTGGGATATTCTGGCAGGGCTTACGCCTACGATTGTTGCGACCTGCGAGGGTTTTAGTCCTTTTGCTAGTAGTCCAGCGATGCGATTTTGCATGGTATTGGGGCTTTCTTGGTT